GACAGCACAAGACGCTTTAAGAAATCTATTCCAAAGAACAGCAGATGCGTTTTTAGATATGGCAGCACAGATGATAGCAAAACAAATTCAAATGAAAATATTAGGAATAGGTTTAAATTTCTTTATGGGAGGAGGTCTTGCTCCATCAAGAGGTGCAACCACTGGAGGCACAGATAGATTTGGTAGAGATTTTGATGATCCCATGTTTGGTTTACCTCCTAACAGAGCAGAAGGTGGGCCAGTGAAACGAGGTGGTAGTTTTATTGTTGGAGAACGTGGGCCAGAACTGTTTACACCTGGAGTGTCAGGAATGATTACACCAAATCATGCTCTTGGTGGTTCTACAAATATAGTTGTAAACGTAGATGCTTCTGGTTCTTCTGTTGAAGGTGATGAACAGGGTGGCAGAGAACTTGGTCGTCTTATATCTGTAGCGATACAATCTGAATTAGTACAACAGAAAAGACCTGGAGGTTTACTTGCATAATGGCTACCTTTCCCTCAATAACTCCTAAATATGGACAACAAAAAAGATCCGCACCAAATACTAGAGTTGTAAGATTTGCTGATGGTTTTGAACATAGAATATTATTTGGACTTGCACAACATCAAAATCCAAAAGTTTTTAATCTTACTTTTGAAGTCAATGAATCGGATGCAGATGTTATTGAAACTTTTCTTGATGCCCGTGCAAATGATAGTGATAGCTTTACTTTTACCCCTCCAGGTGAAAGCTCTTCATCAGAGTTTGTATGTGATGCTTGGTCTAAATCTATTCCATATTTAAACAGGGCTACAATACAGGCTACATTCAGAGAAGTATTTGAACCATGAGTACTGCTCCCATAATTACTGATCTGCAAAAGATCAATCCATCAGCAGTTATTGAATTATTTACACTTGTCACTACAACGGCTTTACATGGATCGAACACAACCTACAGATTTCATGCTGGTACAAATCTAAATTCAAATGCAAATATAATCTGGGCAAGTAATACTTACACAAAAATGCCAATACAGGCTGAAGGCTTTGCATATCAAAATGGACAACTACCTCGTCCAACCCTTACTGTCAGTAATGCGATAGGAACAATATCTGCAATATTAATATCCGTGAATAATACCACTACAGGTAATGACCTGACAGGTGCTACCGTTACAAGAATTAGAACTCTGGCACGTTATCTTGATGCTGCTAACTTCTCAGGGGGTAGTAATCCATTAGGTACACCAGATCCTACAGCAGAGTTTCCGCAGGAGATTTATAAAATAGATAGAAAATCAGCAGAAAACAGAGAAGTCGTTACTTTTGAATTAGCTGCTGTTTTTGATCTTGCAGGAGTCAGAGCACCTAAAAGACAGGCAACTCGTTCCATATTTCCTTCTATCGGTACATTCAACGCATGAATTGGAAAGATGATGCTCTCGCTCATGCGAAAGACCAAGATCCC